TTACGTGCGCCGGGTAAAGTCACCAATGTGATACCTAAGAGTAAGGAGTTATCAGGAAACAGAGTGTTGGTTAACTGGGGCATCGACGAAGCACATGTACTAAAGAACATGAACATACGAGCACCTTCACCTATTGAGGGGCAGTATAAGTGGACTGGTAAGTTTCAACCATTTGAGCATCAGAAGACTACCGCAGGGTTTCTTACCATGAACAAGAGATCCTTTTGTTTCAATGAGCAGGGTACAGGCAAGACAGCCAGTGCTATCTGGGCAGCAGACTTCCTACTAACCAAGAAACGTATTAACCGCGTACTGGTAATCTGCCCCCTATCTATTATGGATTCGGCATGGCGAGAAGACCTGTTTACCTTTGCCATGCACCGTAAAGTAGATGTGGCCTATGGTTCAGCTAAACAACGGCAGAAGGTTATCGAAGGGGATGCTGAGTTTGTCATAATAAATTATGACGGTGTGGAGATAGTATCTGACGCAGTTGCAGACGGTGGGTTTGATCTAGTGATTGTGGATGAGGCTACACACTATAAGAATTCTCAGACTAAGCGGTGGAAGACTCTTAACAAGTTGCTCAGTCCTGACACATGGTTGTGGATGATGACGGGTACACCCGCTGCACAAAGCCCTTTAGATGCGTACGGTTTGGCTAAACTTGTTAACCCGAAGTCTGTGCCACGCTTCATGGGGTCATTCCGCGATCAAGTCATGTACAAGGTGACTAACTTCAAGTGGGTTCCTAAGCCCAGTGCCACGGAAACGGTGTTTGAAGCACTGCAACCAGCCATACGGTTTACCAAGGAAGAGTGCCTAGACTTACCAGAGCTAGTGTATACGACTCGTGAGGTTGCACTTACAAGGCAGCAAGAGAAGTATTACAAAGAGCTTAAAGACAAGATGATTATGCAAGCGGCAGGTGAAGATGTAACTGCGGCTACGGCAGCGGTCAACATGAACAAGCTGCTACAAATCTCCGGTGGTGCGGTCTACGCCGATAGTAAAGACACGATAGAGTTCGACATCAAGCACAGGTACAACGTGTTACGTGAAGTAATAGTAGAGTCTAGTAAGAAAGTCATAGTGTTCGTACCATTCAAACACACCATAGCCATACTCACTGACAAGCTACGTGGGGACAACATAAACACTGAAGTCATCAGCGGTAGCGTACCAGCAGCTAAACGCACTGAGATATTCAAAGCATTTCAAGAAGACAAAGACGGTATACAGGTGCTGGTTATCCAGCCACAGGCTGCGGCACACGGGGTAACACTCACTGCCGCGAACACGATTGTATGGTGGGGGCCAACCAGTTCAGTAGAGACCTATGCACAGGCCAACGCCCGAATACACAGGGCTGGACAAGATCACAAGTGTACGGTTGTTCAGCTACAAGGTTCTGATGTAGAACGTCATGTATACGCATTACTAGATAACAAATTAGACTCACACACAAAAATTATTGATTTATACAAGGAACTACTTGCATAAGGCACTATGTACCCTTATATTACCTTTCTCGGCAATGAAGAGGTAAGGACATGGCTGATGCGGTAGAAGTGAGTGGCGTACCCCTAGCTAAGATGACTAAGGTTTACTTAAAGATCAAAGCAGAACGGGATAGGTTATCCGCTGAATACAAGGAAGCTGATGACAAGTTAGTCAGGCAGCAAGACAAAATAAAGAGCACGCTACTGGGCTACTTGAAAGAGAACGACATCAAAAGTGTCAAGACGGATGCTGGTACGTTTTACCGTACGGTGAAGCAAAAGTATTGGACTAGCGATTGGGAGAACATGCACAAGTTTATTCTTGAACATGAAGTACCAGAGTTTTTGGACAAACGACTCAACCAGAAGAATGTACGGGAGTTCCTAGAAGAGCACCCAGACCTTCTTCCGAAGGGGCTAAACGTAGACGCAGAATTCGCGCTAACAATAAGGAAGGGTAAGTAATGGAGCAATTAGTCCCCATTGAAGATGTCGCAAAGTATTTTAGTGTGTCATTATCCACGACCCGTAAATGGGTACGGGATGGTGTTATACCCTCAGATACTTATGTGAAGGTCGGCAAAACGCAGAGATTTGCGTTAGCCAAGGTGTCTGAAGCTCTAATGGCAGGTGTTGCAAACGCCCAGCCGGTGCAGCCAGAAGACATTGCAGCAGAGTTTGACCCTGACGAAGACGCATAGTGCGCCGAGTCAGTATACAGGGTAGTAAGTTCTCTGGACTGGAAGGCCAAGAAGCCGGTAGTAACTGTAGATCTATAGACGTAGTGATAGTTAATGCAGCGGAAGTATCTCGCTCGTATTACAAAGGTGACTACGATGCTAAAGCTAAACAGCTACCAACCTGTTGGTCTGCTAATACCCAGATACCTGCCCATGAAGTACCCGAAGATCAGAGACAGAGTGGGCGTTGTATAGACTGCACTCAAAATATCAGAGGGTCGGGTAGTGGAAGTGGGAGGGCTTGTACGTTTCACCAGCGTTTAGCGGTTGTTGAAGAGCACGCGCTGGATACGGTGTACCAGCTACAAGTACCTGCCTCATCCATTTTCGGTAAGGAGCGAGGGCGCGGCACTATGCCGTTACAAGCCTACGCTAAGTTTTTGAGTGGGCATGGAACTCCCTCATTAGCTGTTGTGACGAGGATAAGTTTTGACGAGGGGAGTCCTGTACCAAAACTGTTCTTTTATCCGCAGCGTCCGTTAGAAGAAAATGAGCTTGAGAAGGTTCGGTTTATGGTAGACCACGATGACACGTTAGAGGCTATTGCGTTTAGCGTAGACCAGCGTACATCTAAGGGTTCACCGTTTGCTGAAGTAGAAGGGTTCAATATAAATAGTCTAGGTTAAGGAGACCAACAATGGCTGATCCAGTAAGTTTTTATGTAGTAGAAGATGTGACCGCGATGTACCCACGTATTGACCGTACATACAAGTTTGATAACGCAGCGAACCGTAGTATGCCCTGTGACCCGTTAGATGACGGTGCAGCATACGAGATGTCGTTCAAGATGCCCGAAGCTAAGGCCAAGGAATTGTTTAAGGCAATGAAGGCGTTTTACGATTTCAAGAAAGAGAAAAGCTGGCCCGATAAGTTCCCGCTACCTTTTAAGAAAGATGATGATGGTATGTACATCGGTAAGTGTAAGTTGAAAGGTGCCTACGGTACTGATAAGACTCGTAAGCCACGGCAATTCGATGCTCAGAACAATGAGTTAGCCGCTGACTTTAAGCTAACCACCGGCAGCACAGTCAATATAGCCGTGACCTTCGTGCCTTACAGCATGAGAGACAACGGGGTTAGCTTACGTATCAACGGCGTTCAAGTAACCAAGTACGAGCCTATGGCTACAACTTCCCCATTCGGCGTTGTAGAAGGTGGGTTTGAGATGGCTGCACAGAACGCAAGTCCGTTTGCCGATACTACTACCAGCACCAGTGTTGATTTAGTAGAGGACGATTCGGATGACATATTTGGTGATGAGCCAGATACCTCTGTAGTAGAGGAACCTAAGAAGGTCGTTAAGAAGTCCGCGCCTGCACCCAAAGACGACGACGATCTGAGTTCAGTTATTGAAGACTGGGATGACTAGTCCTAAATAACTACTCCAGTATGGCTAGGTAATACCGAAGAGGGTGCGCCGACACCCCTGCCATGCTGTCTCTCGGCAATAGGTGCAGAACATGAATACAAGAGAATTTTTGCGGTGGGTGTTACCCACTGAGGGGGTATACGTTGCCCTACAATATAATTTAACGTCTAGCGGGGTACGGCAAACATACTTCGACTCGGTAGATGATTTAGCAGAGGCCACCGAATACTACGACAGTATGGGGCAAGATGTGTACTTTGCTATGAGTAACTTCAGGAAGAAGGAGACTCGTAAAGGCGAAGATGCCAAGCATATTAAATCGTTCTTTTTAGATTTAGATGTTGGCGCAGATAAGGTAGCTGAACGTAAAGGCTTTGCTACACAAGATGACGCACTACGTAGGTTAGAAGAGTTCCGCGTATCGTTAGAACTACCAGAACCTCTTATAGTTAACTCAGGGCGTGGTATACATGTCTACTGGGGGCTATCAGAGTCCATACCAGTAGAGCAGTGGAAGGTAGTAGCTGACCAGTTTAAGGCTAAGTGCAGAGAGTTTGGGCTTGAGATAGACCCCGCAGTACCTGCTGATATGGCACGAGTTCTTCGTGTAGTAGGCACGCACAATTACAAACCTGAAACCCCCGCACCAGTAGAAGTCATAGGTGACGTACCCGCCGAAGTTAACTTTGACTTCTTTGCCAGTAAGCTGGGTATGGACACGATACCAGTTCCCAAGAAGTACACACCTGCGGACGGGCCAAGTGACCTACGCGAAGCATTACTGAAAAATATCAAACACAGTTTCAAAGACATACTTATCAAGGGCCAGAGTGGTAAGGGCTGTAGACAGTTAAGCAGAATAATAAATGGGCAAGCTGAAGCCTCAGAGCCTATGTGGAGAGCAGGGTTGTCTATCGCTAAGTTCTGCGAAGACAGTGAGAAGGCAGCGCACAAGATCTCTGAGAAGCACGCCGAATACACCCCAGAGCTTACGCTCAAGAAACTAGACCTAATTAAAGGCCCGTACCGTTGCACAACATTCGACGAGAACGAGGCTGGCATATGTATGGACTGCCCTAACTGGGGCAAGATCAAATCACCGATTGCTCTGGGGCGTAAGATACCCGAAGCCGAAGTGAACGAAGATGGTACATATGCTATCGAAGAGGGTTTTGATGAACTAGAAACAGTTGAAGGCACGCTACTTCTCGCTAGTGGTAGCAAAGAACTTTCCTCAGAACACGTTATACCTGTCTACCCGCGCCCTTACTTTCGAGGGGTCAACGGTGGTGTGTACGTTAGGCATGTGAGTGTCGATGGGGAAGTTGATGAACATGTCATCTACCACCATGACGTATATGTGACGCAGCGGATAGTAGATATAGAAGAAGGTGAGTCCGTAGTTTGTAGGATACACCTACCGAAAGACGGCGTGCGTGAGTTTGTAGTGCCCCTTACGGCAATAACTTCACGAGAAGAATTCAGGAAAAAAATGGCGATACACGGTGTCGCTCTCCCACAAATAAACGATTTGATGCAATATATGATTACTTGGGTAAACGAATTACAAGCAACTTCCACAGCAGCCACAGCACGGCGGCAGTTTGGTTGGGTAGACGAGAACATGGATGCCTTTATTCTAGGGAACAAAGAGATACATGCAGATCGCATCGAACACAATCCGCCGTCTACACCTACCGCTGCACTAATCCCATATCTCAAGCCGAAGGGTACGTTGGAGGCGTGGAAAGAGATGGCTAATTTCTACAACACGCGGCCTGAACTGGTAATGCACCAGTACGTTGTATGTACAGCGTTCGGCTCTCCGCTAATGAGCTTCTTACCTCAGAATGCTTGCGCGTTACACATACACAGTCCACTTAGCGGGTGCGGTAAAACAGCGGCTATACGGGTAGCGGGTTCGGTGTGGGGTGCCGAGAAAGGTATGATGATAACTGAAGAGGATACTGACGCGATAAAGTTTAATCGCGCAGAGGTGTTGCAC